GGGTTGGGATCATCAGTACACCGAACCAACCGACATACAGACGGTTGTTAGTTGAAGTAACCCAGTCACAGAACTGTTCCCAGTTGGACGGAGAATAAGATTGTTGAAGCGTAGAGTTTGCCATTTGAAAAAGGGTAAGGAAGGTCAGCAGGGAACTGACAGTTATGATATTCCCACACCACCCTCCAGTGTGGGTATTAGAGACGTGATTTATACACCCTATAGGTCTCGGTTGAGGGGGTGTTTGTAAAGAAACCTTAGAAGTTCGTTACATTTGTTTACCTATTTAGTATAGCACTGTCAGGAAATGCTGTCAACCCCTGAAAGATGAGTATTTGTGCTCAACTCAGTAGGACTGCTCTTCCGAACTGCAGATATTATAACACGGTTGAACCTCCCAGTGGACGAAATCAACCTCTTTTTTTGCCAGCATTTGTTCCAGTTCTTCGGTTGTCATACACACCCTGACAGGTTTGTTCGTTGCTCTGTCATAGATGTGGAACATTTGTGTGTCAATCATGCTTCTATTTCTAAACAGTAAAAAGGGACCTTCTGTTATGTGGCAGAGGTCCCTATAGCGACGACGATATTCATTTGTTATTTAGGTAGGAATGGTAGCGGGAATCATGGTGCCACCACCAGGACCATCGTTGTCGTCATCAACTTCGTCAGCAAAGAGGACTGACCATAATATAAACGATCCGACCATCGTTGCTGCTAAGACTAACATCACCAAACTCCTGGGATGATCTGACCAGTTGTAAAGTAAGTTCCTACAGCAATGACGAAACCAAGCATTGCCAGTCGTGCGTTGAGGATTTCTGCCTCAGGGGTGAATCCGAATTTCATTTGTTGTTCTCCTGTGTTTTGTTAATGATGATGATCTTAGTACCATCGTGAGTAAATTGTAACTCATCGTCAGGATGCCACAGTAGCTCTTCATACAAATCATCAAGCTTCTGGATATCCTGCCAAAGAGCGTCTGGATTAGGCATTTGGTTTACTGGGAGCGAAGGGTTCTCGGGAACGGTTCTTGATAACAATGAATGCGTCCTTGTTATATTTACGTGTTCCCTTCAGGGGAGACCACTTTGTGTCTAAACCCTCAATTTCATAGACCGATGTGCCACCAATCTCAATATGAATATCATCGTTGGGATCCCATCCAAGTTTTTGCATGGTTTCCCAAAAATCTTCTTGTGTAAAGTGCATTCAGATCAGAAAATACCGAAGAATAGTTTACCAGTGATTGCGTAAGAAAGCAACCCCGAAACGAAACCCATCATTGCCCAGCGTCCATTATACATCTCACGGTATTGCATTGGTGAGAAGAGACCCTTACGGTTGTAGTCCTCCACTACCATCTGGGGTTCTTTAGCGAACAAGTTGTTCTGTCCGTACTCATTTGTGGTGACGGTCATGTGTTTTGTAACGAAATACTACAAAAGTATATAGCAAATGTAAAGTCTTGTCAAGAGGTTAAGTCGGCATAAATAAATACGGATCCCAAATCTGAGTGATATGAAAAAATTATTACCACTCGCTATGCTACTGATGACCGCAAGTGCAGGAAATGCTGGCGGACTTGTTACTAAACACGCTTCATCTGTTCAACTAACTGTTGATGCCGCTAGAACTACTGCCACAAGAATGGGCAACTCCTACTCAGTGTCTGGTAGTGGCGTTGTAACTGATGTTGGTGGCAGTGGTACTGCTGACCTTAGCGTTGGTGGTCTTGGCACTCTAACCAGTGGTGTTGCTGGTGGATCTATTCCAACTGCAACCCAAGCAACCTCAGGCAACTCTTTCTCATTCAGCAACTCCTTCACAGCAGGTGATGCAACGATCACCACTGCTCCTACTGTAGGTGATGTTAGTGCGTTCTCTAACCAGACTTCATACACCGCAGGAACTGCTGGTACTCTAGCAGGTACTGTAACCACAGCAGGTGCTCTAACTGTAACCGCAGGTGGAGCTGGTACAAGTGCTACAGGACAATTCGTAAGCGAGATCACTGTTATTGACTGAGGTTAAATAGTCATGAGAAGATTACTTTTCGTGGCATTGTTGTTGGGATCGCCTGCAGTGCAAGCGGTCCCCGTGGTCCCGAACTTTACTCAGGGCTCAATGACTAGCCACACTGAGACTACAAGTAAGATTACTGAAACAATTAACTCAATGGACTATAACACAGGGTATCAATACTCTGCAACTGGTTCAGGAGTAACAGCAAGCGGTAACCTGTCACCTACGACAGGTACAAACAATGTAACTATTAATGGCGTGACATCATCATGGACAGGAGTAACAGGCAAACCAACATTTACTCAGACGACACCAGGGGCAGCGTTCCAGTTCAGCGAAACATATTCAGGTCCTGGTTTAAGCAATCACACAATTATAAACAGGGTGACCGAGGTAACAAGTGTCACGGACACTACAAGTATCTTCCAGCAGTAATTGCATTACTATTTGCATCTCCAGTCAATGCAGAAACTGTTGGTGGTGTTAGTGCAACAGCAGCTCCAGTAGCTAATAGCTCAGGCTCAGTGACTAATCAGGCGATCCAGGTATTACAGGGTCCTTATATCACTAACACTTACGGGGGAGGAATACAGTGTCAAGGTCCCACTGTAAACTTCACTCCCTTTGTAACTGGTTCTGCTTCAATGCAAAAACCATATGAAGATTACTGGGATAGTCCTGTCTATGATATGACTACCGATGACGACGGAAACTTAAACAACCCAGGAGATATTTTATATTTCGTTCCTACAAGAACTGGACAGAAAGATAACTATAATATCTCCGTAGGTTTCTCTGCTACATGGTCAACACCACAGGATAAAAAACTGCAGGCACTATGTAAAGAAGCAGCTGCTGCAAACATTGCATTGATGAATCAACAGCAAGCTAATAAGAGATTAGATTTTGAGATCGCGAGACTTAAGAATTGTGGAGAATTATTAAAGGCAGGAATTCGCTTTGTTCCTGGCACAAAGTATGCTCGTATCTGTGCTGATGTACAAGTGGTTGGTAAAAACTATATCACACCACACGTTCATTCTATTCCTTCCCCTTCAACTTCCGAATCGCGTGGTTCCTCAGACGCTGCTCTGCTTGGCGGTCCCTTAACGACTGGACGGGAACACTCTTCCCGCGAATAGCAGCAATCTTTTTAATAACTTTCTTGACCGTTGGTTTGACTGCCTTGAGCACTAAGTCTGCCAACGGTTTTGCTAATAGAGCGGATGTTGTAGCAACAACTGCAATGCTAGCTGTGGTCGTGATAGATCCTGCAGTTGGGATTGCCTGAACAATCTGATCTGGGATCTTGATATCTTCTTTGACTGGTATACATTCTTTTCCGACCAGTCTGTACTCAACAATTTTCTTGGTTCCATCTTCTACTAACGTGCCGATAGGTTCCTTGAGTTCTTGTGCTTCTGTAGGACACTTCACTTCCGCTGTATTAGTCTTCTTAGGTACTTCAGGTGGTTTTACTTCGGGTGCTTCTGGAGGGCGTACAGGGGGCACCTCTGCCTCTCCTGTGAACTGCAACTCATCTTTGTTGTAGTCAATTGGATTGAACGATGGCACCTGACCATCACAAAAAGTCTTCACACCTTTAGGATCATCTCCTTCCAGCATGTTATTCTCATCCACCTCGTGTGCCTCAACACATCCAGGGATGTCCACGATGGGTACACCGATCTGATTAGTAACAGGAACTGGGACTTGTAATGCTTGTGGTGGTTCTAACAAATAATCAGGGGTGGGAGGGATACGAATGATATCAATATCACCTCCCCTAATTCTAATATCAGGAATTTCCATTAGCAATCATTGAATACTTCACCGACTTGTGATCCAAGTTCTTCACCTGCTTGCTGACCTAAGAGCAATGCCCAACCACCTGCTAACCATCCAATGTATGGGATGCCAGAGACTGCTGGGACTACGAGACCAGCACTAATTGCTGTTCCTGCCATAGCACCTTGACTTCGTGCTCCAGCGTCCGCCCTGATACACTCTTCGCTTTTTGCAGGAGACTTTCCCTCTGCTGTAGTCGCACCCCCAATGTTACGGATGCCTTCCATAGTGTATTGGTCACGGCGATACTCAGTGCGCTGCTCAGTGCTACCACCAAAGAAACCTTTCTTTTCTTTATCAAGATCCAATGACCTTTCAGATTCTAATACCTTAGGATCATTTGCTCTGTATTCAATTTCATATCCATCCTTACCTGCTTTGATTTTATAAGACGAGTAAGGACCACGAGGAAGATTAATTGTAGGAGCTGACGGTGGTTCCGCCTTCCTGTCAATCAAGTAACCTAGCAGACCTAGATGTGAAATAGCAAACAATGCACCAGCAGTGGTGATGATTATCTTCCACCCAGATGGTTTCTTTGGAGAATCACTTACGCGAACAACAGTTCCAGTCTCGTCACTAGTTTTGAGTCCCATGATCAGATACCTGGCATAGGTAATGCTCCACCTGTCACTTTGGGCAGTTCAGGTGTAGCAGTATCTAGCATACCAGGGAGAGCATTAGTAACACCCTCTACTGCTGCTTTGGTTACTTTTTCTTTTAGTCCTTCAATGATAGGATCTTTCTGTGTGTACAGATAATATCCACTACCAATGATGCCTGCCGTTCCTAAGAACGACAGGACTGCGAGAACGTTAATCAGTTTTTGCATTTTGTTCCTCCTTTTTACCAATAGCGGGTGCTTTCTTTGGAGCAGATCCGTTCTTGGCAGGAGACAATCCGAACGCAGCTAAGGATCCAGAAAACACAGATGCGATGAAGGTTGGATCAAAATCTAGAATCTTTTGACCATTGGGCAAGCGAACGTAGCTGAAAGTAAGAAGGGATGCAGACCAGATAAGGACTACAACTTTCACTAAATTACCAAGAACTTCACTTTTATCTTCATCGTTATCCTTCTCTTCAGCAACGACTGGTTTTGTTTCAGTCATGTTGTTAAAGTTAGGCAATTCTATTTATGGTCGGAAGTATGTATTTGTTCGTGGGAAGATTTGCCTATCTCCTTGATCCCATGGTTTAGTTCTTCTACTTCCTTTAAGAACTTCTCTATACCAACCAGCAATGTAACCAGTTGACTCTCTAGGATTCTCAGCAAAGATCTCTAGGTTTGGACTACCTTTTTGACATGTTGGGTCTGCATGA